GTCCAGCAATAATCTTGCGTCCAGCAATAATCTTGCGTCCAGCAATAATCTTGCGTCCAGCAATAATCTTGCGTCCAGCAATAATCTTGCGTCCAGCAATAATCTTGCGTCCAGCAATAATCTTGCGTCCAGCAATAATCTTGCGCACAAATGGTTCGACCTGCAGGTTTGACCCGCAGGTTTGACCCGCAGGTTTGTGACTACCCGCTACAATGTCACGTTATTCGCGCAATAAAATTTCAATTTGAAATAATGTTGCGCGCACGATTGTTGCGCCACGCAACTATATTTCAACTTTCGTGAACCAAAATAGACCTGGGTGGCGTGTGGGCGGGGAGGAAAATCCCATGTGCGATCGGGCGGTCGGCTCAATGGACTTTTTCGCGCCAAAAATTCACCTTGACATTAACCATCCGGGGGCCCTAAAGTGCCATTTCGTTATGGAAGAATAACAGGTGAGCAACAATATTTCAATCATCGGTCTGCCAGATGAGGACGACCTTGGGCCGGCCATGAAAGCGTGCTCGGATGCCGAGCGGGAGTTCGTCGTCTCACTGTTCAACCTCGGCTGCAGGAACTATACCGACGCCGCGTTCGCGACCGGACGGTACAAGGATCGCGGTGTCGCCCAGGCGGCAAGCTCTCGCTTCATGGCGCGCGGTCATGTCGTCGCTGCACTCGACGAGCACACGCGCACGATAATGAAGATGGGTCTCCCGCTGGCGACCAAGGCCCTGATGGAGCTTGTCGTCGGCGCCGACAGCGACGCGGTGCGCTTTAAAGCCGCCACCGAGTTGATGAACCGCAACGGCCACATCGTAGAGACAGTGCAGCGCCATATCGTCGAGGACCGCCGCACGACGCGGGAGATGATCGTAGAAGCCGTGCAGTTGGCCCGCAAGAACGGCCTCGACCCGCGCACGCTCCTTGGCAACATTCCGCAGGACATCCTCGACGCGGAGTTCAGTGAAGTGATTTCGGAGACCAATGGTTCTGAGGGCCTTGAGGATATTTTGTCATGACCACACGTGACGAAGCTGCAAAAGCTCTCAAGCTGTTGACGGACATCGACCGGAGGCGCAAGTACAACGCGATCGACTTCTATCGGCCATATCCGAAGCAACAGGAGTTCCACGACTACGGGCTGACAAAGCGCGAGCGCCTATTCATGGCAGGCAACCGCTGCGGCAAGACATTCTGCGGCGCCGACGAGTTGGCATTCCATCTGACGGGCAAGTACCCGGACTGGTGGCTTGGCCGCAGGTTCGAGCGTCCGATACAGGCATGGGCCGGCAGCGACACAAGCACCACGACGCGCGACATTGTGCAGAGTGCATTGTGTGGCGACTATTCCGACAGCGAGAAGTTCGGTACCGGCTCCATCCCACGCGACTGCGTGGATTGGAAGAACGATATCTCGCTCGCGCGTGGCGTCACCGACGCATTCGATACTGTGTTGGTAAAGCACTTCACCAATGGCACATACGACGGCAAGTCGCCGCTTGCGTTCAAGTCTTACGATCAGGGACGCAAGAAGTGGCAGGGAACAGCGAAGGATGCTATCTGGCTCGACGAGGAACCGGATCCGGACATTTACAGCGAAGCCAAGGCCCGCATAGCACCGACGAAGGCCGGTCAGCAGGGGGGCATCATCTACATGACGTTCACCCCGCTGCAAGGTCTCTCGAAAGTCGTCAACACGTTCCTCTCGGAAGAAAACAAAGATCGCTCCGTGACGACGATGACGATCGACGATGCGAAGCACATTGATCTGGCCGAGCGCAAGAAGATCATAGATGGTTATGAAGACTACGAGCGCGAGGCGCGCGCCATGGGTGTACCTATGCTCGGCAGCGGGCGCATCTTCACGGTCGCGGAGAAATCCGTTGCGATCGAGCCATTCGAGATACCGTTCTTCTGGCCTCGTCTGTGGTCCATCGACTTCGGTGTAAACCATCCGTTTGCGGCGGTGCTCAACGCATGGGATCGCGACGCGGACATAGTGTATGTCATCGCGTGTGTGCGCATGAAGAACAAGCTGCCGATCGACCACGTGCTAGCGATGAAATCTTTCGGCGTCGACATTCGTGTTGCTTGGCCGCAGGACGGTCATCAGCGCGAGGAGTATGACGGCAAGCTCGTGCCGACTGCGAAGATTTACAAAGCGCACGGCGCCAACATGCTCTCGCACCACGCGACGTTTCCCGATGGATCGAACTCGACCGAGGCCGGCATCACGATGATGCAGGAGCGCATGCGCCTGCTCAAGTACCGCGTGTTCTCGACGTGCAAGGAATGGTTCGAAGAGTATCGCACCTATCACCGCAAGGACGGCCTGATCGTGAAAGAGCGGGACGACTTGATGTCCGCGTCGCGCATCGGCATCATGGCGTTGCGTGAGGCACGGGTGCGCGAGAAAGACCTGGGCCGCCTGCAGGGCGGCGGCTCCGTGAAGATGGCGCGCGGTGCCCGCACGGATTTATGGGGAGCATAATCCTGCTCGGGAAGTTGTCGGCAATTTGTATACATATTTCGGACAAAAACTTCCCGATCGGGAAGCCCATTGACATAAAGTTGCGCGCGCAATATCCTGCCCGAGAAGCCCCATCCTCGGCACGAAAATGGCTGGCCTGACGAATATGCCTTCCGTGTGGGGCGACCTTCAACTCCCCGGAGTTGGGAATGCTGCCTCCAACCAGGAAATGTTGAGCGAGCAAGAAAAGATTGCGCGCAAGAAAAAGATCATGTCGGCCGGCAACATCGGGAACAACATGCAATCCGCGACCCAACTTATGTTCGGCGGCGGCAGCTTGCCGCAAGGATAAACTCCGATGCGCCTCACCACAGCACGGCCGCTCGCCGACGCGGAGGAGACCCGCAAGACGGATGCCGTGTATAAGATTTACACGCAGTGTGCGCTGTACCGCCCGAACTTCTCAATGCAGTGGGAGGAGATTTCGCAGCTTCTCCTGCCGAACATGCGCAATACATTTTTCCGCGACGCCTACAATTTCCCTGGTCTGAAAAAGACCGATCGCCAGATCGACGCGAGCGGCATGGTAATGCTGATGAAATTTGCCGCGATCTGCGACAGCATGTTGACGCCCTTCTCCGCGAACTGGCACGAATTGCAGGCGAGCGATCCGTACCTGCAGAAGCAGCGGTCAGTGCGCCTGTGGTTTGAGGGAGCGAGCAATGCGCTCTACCGCACGCGGTATCTCGGCCCGTCGAACTTCCGCAAGAACAACCAGCAGATTTATCAGCAGGTGGGCGCATTCGGAAATGGTCCGATGTTCGTCGATCAGCTTTACGACATGCATAATCGTCCGGTGCGCGGTATCCGCTACAAGGCGTTGCCGATCGGAGAAGTCTACATCCGCACGAACCACCAGGGTCAGGTTGATGCGTTCGTGCGCGCATACCGCATGACCGCGCGGCAGGCGATGCAGAAGTTCGGCCACGAGATGCTGCCCGAGGAACTTGATCTCGCGCAGGACAACCAAAGCGAACAGTTGTTCGACTTCTTCCACGCGGTCTATCCGAATGAGGACTACGACCCGGATGCGAAGCTGGCGGTCAACGGAAAACCGTTCTATTCCTGCTACGTGTCCTGCACCGGACGCCGCGTGATGCAGGAAGGCGGCTACTATTCGTTCCCGCTTCCGTTCGCGCGCTACACTGAATGGCCGAATGAAATTTACGGTCGCGGCCCTGCAATGGATTGTTTGCCGTCGCTCAAGACGCTCAACGCAGAGAAGGCGACGTTCCTCAAGGCCGGCCACCGCGCATCCGATCCGATCTTCCTTTCGAGCGACGATGGTGTCGGCGATTTCGATTTCATCTCAGGCGCGATGAACAAGGGCTGGCTCGACAGCGAAGGCCGCGAGCTTATCAAGACACTGCAAGCCGGGGAAATCCAGATAAGCGACAAGATGATGGACGAGGAGCGCACGCTGATCGGCGATATGTTCCTGACGACCATTTTCCAATCACTCGTCGAGAACCCGAACATGACCGCGACCCAGGTCATCGAGCTTATCAATCAGAAGGGCATTTTCCTGGCGCCGACAGTCGGCGGCATGGCTGACTATCTGGAAGCGATGATCGAGCGTGAACTTGAAATGTGTGTGCGGATGAAGCTGCTCGATCCGATGCCGCGCATCCTTGCCGAAGCGAAGGGCGAATACCGCGTCGTGTTCACGTCGCCAATGTTCAAGGCCATGCGTGCCGGCGAAGCCGCAGGCTTCCTGCGCACGATGGAGAGCGCGCTCGAAGTGGCAGGCCAGATGCAGGACCCGTCGGTTCTCGATTGGGCGGACAATGATGTTGCTTGGCCCGAGATCGCGCGCATCCAGTCGGTGCCCGAGAGTTGGATGGCGTCCCCCGACAAGATCAAGGCGAAGCGCGACGCCCGCGCGAAGGCCACGCAGCAGCAGCAACAGGTGCAGGCAATGCCGGCACAGGCGGCGATGCTCAAGGCGCGCTCTGTTGTCGCGAAGTCTGGTGGCCAAGGCGCGCAGCAGATGGAACAACAACCAGGAGCACAGCAGCAATGAGTGACATGGCAGACCGCGTGATTGAGTTCTTTCGCGGGCACAAGCGCGCGTACCAGCAGACGTTCAATCGTGCGTCGCCGGCAGCGCAGTATGTGCTTGCCGACATCGCAAATTTCTGCCATGCAAAAGAAACGACATTGCGCCCCGGCGCAACCGAGTTGGAACTGGCGCGCAATGAAGGCCGCCGTCAGGTATTCCTTCGTATCCAAAGAGCTCTCAACCTAACGCCCGAGGAGATGTTCGATCTCGCTCGACAAGCAAAGGAAATCGTCAAATGACCGAGACCACACAAACCCCTGCCGTGACTGCGTTCAACGCGGACCCCTTCTTCGCCACCCTGTCGCCGGAACTGCAAGGTTCTTTCAAGAACAAGGGATGGGACACGAAGTCGGCGGCCGAAGCTGCCGCCGAAGCGATGAAGTCCTATCACGAAGCCGAGAAGCACATTGGCATCCCGCCCGATCAGATTGTGCGAATGCCGAAGGATGCGGCCGACAAAGAAGGTTGGGCCAAGTTCAACGCCAAGATCGGCGTCCCCGAGAAAGCCGAAGGCTACGACTTCTCGAAGATCAAGTTCGGCGATGGCTCCGATCTCGACGACAATTTCATCGACACGATGCGCAAGGCTGCGTTCGAGCGCGGGCTTCCGGCCGGCAAGGCATCCGAGTTCGTCAGCGATGTAGTCAAATGGATGGATGGTGTCGAGCAATCGGAGACGGCGGCGAAGCAAGCTGCGATTGTCACGGGCCGTGACGAACTCAACAAGTCGTGGGGCGCCAACAAAGAGGCGAACCTGTTTATCGCAAAGCAAGCGGTGACAAAGCTCGACCTGACGCCCGACTTCGTGGAGAACCTTGAGAACAGCGTCGGCTACGCCAAGACAATGCAGACTTTGCTCAAGCTCGGGCAGATGATGGGCGAGGACAAGTTCGTCAGCAACCAGAACTCGAATACGCCGGGCGTCCTCACGCGCGAGCAGGCTGAAGCGCGCTTGGGTGAGCTCAAGCGCGACAACAGTTGGATTGCGAAAGTGAATGCCGGCGACTACAAGGCGAACGAGGAGTTCAACGCCCTCACTCGCATCATGGCACTCGGCACTGGAAACTAAACACTAGGAGACGGTCATGTATCAGTTCATTCTTGCAATGGCGGCACTGTGCTTGGGTTTCTCAAGTTGCAGCCAGCCGGCAAAAGACGTTGTGCTGGCGATCATTTTCGTCCTCGCACTCGTCGTCACTTTCGGTGTGCGGCCATGAGCGCGCTCTCAAAGGCAGCGAAGAAGATCACGCATCCGGGCGTCGAGACTGCTAAAGCGAAAGCGGCTGGCATCTCTACCCGCGAACAGCTTGAGAAGGACAGCCACAGCAGCGACGCCAAAACGCGCGCTCGGGGAAACCTTGGCTTAGCCCTTACGCGCTCCGCAAAACGGCGTGCGAAATAATCTTGCGCGGGGCTATTGACACATTATTGCGCGTAAGATAATTTCACGAATGGCCGGTTCACGCAGGCCACGGTGAAGCAAGGAAGTGGCGGGCGTGACCATCCGCTTCTTTGCGCAGCCCTCTCACAACCGGCAACGGCGAGAGGGACAGGTTGCCCCCGTAAGGACAAGGCTCGCGTGTGAGTTTTGAAACCAACGGAGTTACGATCGTGGCAACCACAATCGACACAGGGATGATCCCCTTCTACACGACCCAATTCACGCAGCGGCTCGAATTGAAGCTGCAGCAGATGGGTTCCAAATTACGCGGGCGCGTTGACGAATACACCGGCTATGTCGGCAAACTCGTCTCCCCCGTGAACCAAGTTGGCGCAGTGAAGTCGCGCGCTCCCCTCGGTCGTTTCGTGCCGAAGGCGGAAGCCGTGCAGGACTACACCCGGCGCTGGCTGACCCCGCAGGATCGCGTGATCGAGCAATACTTCGACAATCTCGATCAGCTTCGCACGATCGTTGAGCCGAAGTCCAAGGCGACCGAAAATGCCGCGATGGCGGCCGGCCGCGATTGGGACGACTGTATCCTTGCCGCCGCAACCGGCACCGCGCTGATCGGTCAGGACGCATCGAACCTGACGACCGAAACTTTTTCGACGACCTATTTCCAGGTCAGTGCTTCGTTTGGCGCCTCGGCTGCAACCGGCCTCACGGTTTCTAAGATGATCGAAGCTCGGCGCATCTTGCGTCACTATGAGAACAATCTTGAAAACGATCCGGCGACGATTGTCATCGGCTCTCAGCAGGAGAGCGATCTGCTCCGTCAGATACAGGTCACGAGCAGGGACTACAACGAAAGTGTTGCCAGTCAGTCTGTTCTTTCAGAGGGCCGTGTCACGCGTTTCGTCGGCATGGATGTTGTGGTGATGGAGCGTCTGCCGCAGACGACTGTCAACGTCACACGCGGCATTCTTGTCTATGTGAAGTCGGGGTTGCATCTTGGCATCTGGAAGGATTTGAACACGAATATCTTCCAGCGCCCCGACCTGGAAGCGAACCCATGGGACGTTTCGACGATCCACACGTTCGGCGCCACGCGCACGCAGCCGGGCAAGATTATTCAGGTGCTCTGCGCCGACACCACGGGTGGTCCGATCAACCCGTAACCGAGACGGGTGGCTGAGAGGCCACCTAACTCACAACTGGAATTTTTGGAGAAACGACTATGGCAACCGACACACTCAAAAGCCGCTCGATCACAAACCGCGACGGCAATCTTTCCGCCAGCCCGGTTGTGCTCGCCGATCAGTTCGACACGACCGGCTTCAACATCGCGGGCGTCATCAATCAGACGGCCGACTATTGCGCGCCGACCGCTTCCGGTCTCGCGTCTACGTCGAGCACGTACAAGCTCGTGCGGCTCCGCTCGAACTGCAAGATCAAGGAGATGTCGTATTTTGTCTCGACGGCTCTGGATACGGGCGGCTTGGCCGCTTCGTTGACTTGGGACATCGGCGCCTATTACAGCGACAGCGCGACAGATGGCACCCAGGCGTCACTGCAGGGTGCCCTGATCTCGACTTCGTGCTTCTTTGCAGCGTCCGTTTCGCCAGCCGCAGGGTATAACAACCGGGTCGTTTCGTCCTTGATCCCGACAGCGGTGAGCGAGGACCAGATGTTGTGGGACTTCCTCGGTCTCACCCCTCCGGGCGCCGAAGATGCAATCTATGGTGATCCGGGCGGCTATATCGACGTGGTTGCGGCGGTTCATGCCGGCGCAGATGTGGCGGCTACCGGCAATCTCTGTGTGGTTGTCAATTTCGTCCCGTAAGCGTAGTCAGACTACGCTTATTGACGAAAAGTCAAACTAGGAGCCAGTCATGGCGAACGTGTATATCAGTCTGAACCAGGGTCAGGCCGACATGGGTCCCGATGAAGTGACGGAAAGTTCTTCCAGCACTTCAGGAGCCGATGTCGAACTTCGTATCGCGGTTCCGGGCGCCGGCGGCGCCAATCTGTACCGCTCGGAGATCATCGACATTGTGGAGCGTCTGCTCGAATATATTGCAGACGGCCGCACCGCGACGCTCGCCGATCCGGTCACGTAACGGAGGCAGTCGTGCAACACGAAGGCATTTCCTTTATCGGCAACGCCAACAACCCGGCGTCGTTCACGCTAACACTTGGTGGCCGCTATGCGGTTACGGTGGAAGCGACGTTTGGCGGCGGCACCGTTGAACTGCAGTGCCAAGGTCCTGGTGGGACTTTCGTTTCATTGAAGGCGCCATTCAATAACGCCGGCACGGAAGCGGATTTGGTGATCGGTTCGTTTGCAGCGGCCGGTCAGAAGGTGCTCGACCTTGCACCGGGTACCTACAAGTTTGTCATCACGACAGCGACGGTTGTTTCAGCTTCGATTGCGCGCGCCCCGCTGTGCTGATAGCATGGGGCCTCTAAAGGACCCTGTGCGATGGCCGGCCAAGCTTTTCAGACCAACGTTGACATCTGCAACCGCGCACTCCAACGCTGCGGCGCCCGGCGCATCACGACGTTCTCCGATCCCACGAAAAATGCGAAGGAAGTGTCGTTTTGCTACGACAAACTCCGTCGCGCAGAACTCCGTCGCAATCTCTGGCGCTTCTCGATCCGCCGCGTGATGCTGCGCCCGCTCGGAACTGCGTTGCAGGCATGGAACCCGCTGCTCACATACGCGAGCGGCGCCTATGTCAGCTACGGCACCCTGAATTATGTGTCGCTGCAGAATGCGAACACGAACCAGGAGCCAGATACGGCAGGAACCTATTGGGCGGTGTTCACCGGCAATACATCGCTTCTGGTGACGTTCTCGGCCTATGCTGGTGGCACCGCATACACACAGGGGCAGGTTGTGGCAGGTTCCGATGGGCGCCTGTATCAACTCAATGTCGCGACGAGCACGGGCAACGACCCGACCGCGACGACCGGCTTTTGGGTTGAGTATTTCGGCAATATCACTGCGCCGCAGTACGACAGCACGCAAGGCTACGGCATCGGCGAACTCGTGTTCTACACGATCAACAACCACATCTATTCGTCGAACACCAATGGCAACACGAATGATCCGACTACGAGCAATTCCGGTTGGGTGCAGCAATCCTGCACGTCCGTTCCGATCGTGATCCCGTGGCCGGCCGGCACAGGCCCGAGCACGCAGCCCGAGACCAAGAACGTATTCTATATGCCAAGCGGGTATATGCGCGTTGCCCCGCAGGCGCCGGACGCCGGCCGCACGTCGGTGCTCGGCTTCCCATCGAACATCCCGGCGACCGACTGGACATTCGAGGGCAATCTGCTCGTGTCGATCATGAGTGGAGCGATCATGTTCCGCTTCGCCGCGGACGTGATTGATGTGACGACGATGGACGATATGTTCTGCGAAGGCTTGGCCGCGCGCATCGCGTTGGAAGTGTGTGAGCCGCTGACACAGAGCGGTGCGAAGCTCAAGGACATCGCAAGCGAATACAAGCAGTTCATGGGCGACGCGCGCAACGTCAATGGCATAGAGCAGGGATCGGTAGAGCCCCCGCTTGACGATTACATTCAATCTCGTTTTTGACAGGAGTGACGTGCCATTCCTATGACCTCGTTCGTTCAATCGGATTTTCGCGCCGGTAAGTGGTCACCGAATGCGCAAGGGAAGATGCACGACCAACGCTACAAAGCCGCGATGGCCGTGTGTAATAATGGAATGCCGCTTTATAACGGTCCCTGGACGCGGCGCCCCGGTTTCCTGTGGGGTGGCAACACGCGCCAGGGGCGGCCCGCGCGCATTATTGATTGCTACCTGCAAGCCAGTGAACCTTTCCAGCTTGAATTGACAGATGGCGTCCTGCGCGCACACGTCGGTAACGGGTTCGTGTTTGCGCCCGATGCAAACGTCACGGTCGAAAGCATCAGCACCGCGAAACCTGCGGTCGTGGCTGTGAATGGTACGATCCCGGCTGGATGGAACAACTACGATACGATCACGCTTGAGATGGTTGGTCCAAGCACGTCGCCGATCCTCGCGGGTCGCCAATATCAAATTCAAAGCATCAGCGGCAACACGTTCGCAATCTATGACAGCATCACTGGTCTCCCAATCGACGGCTCCATACAGGCATACACGGCGCCGACGTTTGGGGTCGATCGCATTTACAAAATTCTCGAACTGCCGACGCCGTGGGCTGAGACGGTGATCCAGCAAGTACGCATGGTGCAGACGGATACTGTTGCGCTCATGATGCAGTCGAGTTTCCAACCGCAATCGCTTATTGTGCCCCCGTATGGCAACTTCGCGATTGCACCGCAGGCGTTTCTCGATGGGCCGTATTTCAACATCAATACGACGAGCACAACTGCGACGCCAAATGCGTTGAGCGGCAGCGTGATATTCACTTTCAATTCCACGGTTGGTATCAACAACAACTATGGCTTTCAGAACACGGATGTCGGCCGCGCATTCCGTTTTCAAAGTGGACCACCGGCGTGGGCGGGTGGTACCGAGTATGCCAATGGTGCTGTTGTCACCGGCTCTGACAACAATGTCTATCAGTCGGTTGTTGGCAACAACACCGGCAACGATCCGACAACGGATGATGGAACGCATTGGGTGCTCACTGGCACTACGATCATTTGGGTGTGGGGCTACATCACGGCAGTCAACAGCGATGTTTCGATCACAGTCGCGATCCAGCCGGCAGCAATTCCCAACCGCAGTGGCGCACAAATTCCCGGAGACGTACTTATCAGCGCGAGTGCCTCAACTTCCTGGCAGCTTGGGCTTTACAGCAGCACAAACGGTTGGCCCTCGGTCGGAACATACTACGAGGGTCGCTTATTGCTTGCAGGCCAAGTCATCACCAATCGTTTCGATGGTTCCTGTGCCGATGCGCCGTTCAACTTCGCGCCGAGTGCGCCGGATGGAACGGTCGGCGACGGCAACGCACTTGCAGAATATAGTAATGCGCCGAAGATCAATCAAATCTTGTGGATGAAGCCGACGAGCCAGGGGGTTCTTTGCGGCAGCAGTAATGGCGAATGGAACATCACAGCGTCGTCGTTCGGTGATCCGTTGACGCCGACGAGTGTGCAGTTCCACCGTGTCTCGACTTACGGCTGCGCAAATATCGAACCGGAGCAGACGGAGTTGACAACGACGTTTGTGCAGCGCGAGCAGCAGCGGGTGTTGAACTATGCAAACTATCCATATGGCGAAGCGGCGGGTTGGTTTGCCGACAACCTGTCAGAGAATGCAGACGATCTCTGTGCTCCGGGCGTTGCTGAAATTCGGTTTCAACAGGAGCCATCGCATTTTTTGTGGGCGCGCTGCAAAGATGGATCGCTGATCTCGACGACGTTCGAGCATGCAGCCTACGGCAAAGAGAGCTACAACGGCTGGCACAACCACAACATTGGTGGTGGCCGAACGGTCACGTCGATTTCATGTGGTCCTTCAAGCGATGGCCTGAGCACGACGCTATACGTGGTCGCTTTCAACCTGACCAGTGGGTTCTATGAGTATCTGGAACTCGGGCACATATTCGATGCGTCGCAGCCGACATGGGCGCAGAACTTTACTGATGGTGTAGCGTCACCAGAACTCGCGCAAGACATCGGCACCGGGATCGAAATTTTCGGTTTGTACGAAATAATTGGGCAAACAGTGACGCTCAACATGGGTGGCCTCGATCTCGGTGACTTCGTTGTGCAAGGACCGGATGGTCACATCACGGTGCCGTTCACGAGCACATTTACACGCGCTTACTATCAGTCGTTTGGAAACCTGACGGAGGGCAACGTGCTCTCGCTGTCGATCTATCCGCCTGACGCGAACGTCTACAATCAGTCGGGTGTTGGCGCCTATGTCGGTCCGACCACGAACTTTTCCGGCAATGGCGCCGATTTGGGGATTGTTTTGCCGGATCAAGAATACTTCATTGCCCTGACAACCAATGGACTTCGGCTGTTCAATCTTCGGACTTTAGCGGAGATCAGCGACGCGAGCATGAACCAGATGTTCTATGGCGACGCGGATTGGTTCACTGGTTCAAACGTGTTCTGTTATCATCCGAACACAAACTGCATTTATGGAAGTGTTGGAACGGGTGGAAACCCCTCCAACTCGATGCCGATTGCCGGTGTCGATATGAAAACTCTCAAGACAGTCGGTTCTTTCGGAACGGTCACAACACAACTGCCGCGCACGGATGGGCTTGGTTTCACGCAAGTGACGAACAGCATCATCCCCCTGGCAGTAGGACCGGCGAACTATATTGTTGCAGTTTGTCTGACTAACTCTGGATCATCGAACACACTCGCGTTGCTCGAAGTGGATAATTTCTCCTACGGGGCGCAAGCAACTGTAAGCGATGCAGAGTTGTGGTTGGTTGACACAAAGAATATTGGGCAGAACTTGTTCTATGGTGTCGGCACAGCAAAATATGGATCACCTGCAACGACACCGTTTCATGTCTACAAGTTTGCGATCGGTCAGCAGTGGGAGCCGACGACTGGCGTCCCTGCGGTTGTGCCAGCGATTGTGTCAACAACGATCGCAACGATCACGCCCGCCAATGTCGACGCGACATGGACAAATTTTAGTGCGGTCACGGGACCGGCATTTGATCCGACCGATGGCAACTTGCTCGTGTTTGTAAGCACGACAGACAGTGTGACGACGAAGAACTATTGGCTCAAGATCAACGCTACGACTGGTGCAATCGTTCTGCAACTCGGCACGTCCATAACTTGCCCCTTCACGGCGTTCAACATGGCGAACCTGCGGCTCGATGGCGGCCAGTTGCTCTATGCGACAAACAATACAATCTGGACCCTCTCGACACCGGGTCAGAGTTTGGCAAGCGCGAGTTTTCCCGGTATTACGGACGTGTTCACAAATCAGATGTACTGGCCGACCCGGCAGGCAATCATCGCGTCGGTTGAGACTGCGTACAACCCCGGCGCCGTCGTGCCACTCGGGGCCTATTCTATTGCGAACCCCGGAGGCTTCACCGGATGGGGCCTGCTCACTGCGCTCGCTCCTGCGGTCTCTGCGGATTGGCCGCCGCCAGATCAGTTCAATGCGCCGCTGTCGATTGGAGTGAACTACACGTCCACGGGTCAGTTGCTTCGGCCGGACTTCGGTCAGGATGCGGGGGCTGCAGCAGGTCCCGCATTCGGCAAGAAGCGCCGGCAGCACTGGTTTGCGTGCGCGGTTGTGAACGCGCAGAACTTCAACATCAGCACGGATATTACGTTCAGTGCGACGAACACTGACACCGTGCAGGTGATGGACGAGGAGGAGAACTTGATCGAGCAGCCCACCTTGTACACGGGAACTCTTTCCACTACGATGCCGGATGGGTACTCTTGGGACAGCCAGATCGCGTGGCAAATCACGCGCCCGCTTCCTTTGACGATCACGGCAATGAGCGGCTTCATCGACACAATGGACAAGTAATATGAGCTTCGCGGGCGCAGGTGCAGCAACAGGTGCAGTCGGTGATCTGTTCTCGGGCTTCATGGGCGCTATGGGCGACATGGCAGCATCGAAGGCATATGACCAAGCGGCAGCTTTCGCGAATGAGAACGCGGCCGTTGCGAAACGCAGCGGTGTTGTTCAAGAAGCGCAGTTGAACCGCAATATCTATCAAGTCGTCAGCGGGCAAGGATCGGCGGAAGCGGCGTCCGGCCTACAGGCAAATTCTGGTTCCGGCCAATATCTGCAGCGTGCGAGTTTGCAGCAAGGCGGCCTCGCGAAAGCGATCGTTGCAAACAACACGCAGCTTCAGGTACAGGGCTACGAGGCGGAAGCTGCAGCCGACATTGGTCAAGCAACACAGGCGCAGGACCAGGGCATCGCGTCAGCGGGCAGCGGCATACTTGGCGCCTTCGGAAGTATGATGGGAATATAAGATGCCAAAAATTCCTCAGTTTGAAGCGACCGAGAAACTGCAGCCGAACAACATGGCAGAAGAAGCCATGAACAAGGAGGCGTATCACGACGAACGCACGGCCGAAGCAATTCCACATTTGATCCAGCAGGGCTCCGAGAGCATTCAGCGCGGGTTCGCGCGCATGGATGACCAGCAGGCGCAGGCGCAGACTGCTGGTATGATGCAAGACATGGCGGACCTGACGGTCCAGTCGCATCAGCAATTGGACACGACGCTCAACACGGCCGATCCGTCCAGTGGCGTCGATCCGATGACCGGGTTCAACGAGAGCCTGCAGCAGAAGTTGCAGGAAGTGAAGGACAAATATCAGAACCCGAAAACGCAGGAAGTGTTCTCGCGGATGTCGGCGGAACTGCAGTCGAACATTCTCGATCGCGGCTACTCCCAATGGCAGGGCAACGTTCGCAGCTACACAGCACAAGCGCTCGACACGTCGGCACAGAAGTTCGCGAATGCCGCTGCACTCGACCCCGCATCCGTTGATGACACAGCGAAGCAATTTGGCAGTGCCGTCAGTGCAATGGCGTCGCAGCACGCCGGGATGTTCTCGGCTGATGATCGCAACAAACTGACGCGCTCTGGCATGGAGAGCATCTACAATTCGGCGGGGATGCAGATCACGCACGCCATCAACAGCAATCCGAACGCGAGCCTGTCGGACATAGCGCAAGCACGCGCTGTCTTGGCCGGCGACAACTTCAAGAACAACATGAGCCCGCAGGATTACAATCGCGTGCTCGATGACCTGGATAAAGCGACCACGACGCGGCAGGATGCTTTCTCGATCTATATCGACAAGTCGGCGCCGCAGCTATTGGATCAGGTTCGGCAGTTCGGCGACCCGGACGGCAAAGTTGGGAAGCTGCTGAGTTCAAGCGCGGTTCATACTCCTGAGCAACTCGCGTCGGCTGCAGTGCGAACTGACGACTACAACACTGCGGTCCAAGAGCACAAGGTCGTGCAGACGATCGGCAACATGCCGAACGATCAGGTGCAGCAGTTTATTCAGGCACGCAAGGCAAACTGGCAGAGCGCGAAGGACCCGGCCGAAGCGACAGCGGCGCATGGTGCTTATGACATGGCAGTCAAGGTCGCGAAGCAGCGCGACGAGGAGTTTATGAAAGCTCCTGCGACGTACATGCTCAACCATAATGATACAGTGGGCGCACTGTATGCGAAGTATCAGCAGCAGCCGACGCCGCAGAACTTCCAAATCTATGCGGCGTTCTCGGCCGGTCAACAGGAGAAGCTTTACCCCGGGGTCTCGCCGAACATCTTGACGGACGACATGAAGCAAGACATTGGCACCCGCATGGCATCTGTCGCGCAGGACCCGCAAGGTGCTCTCGCGGCGGGACAAATTTTGAGCGGCACGCAGAAACTTACTGGTCAATATTGGAACCAAGCGGCGCATGAACTCTACAAGGACCACATTGTCAGCCCCGCGCAGTTCGCATCGGCACAGTTGCTCGGGTCCCCGAAGTCGTGGTCGCTGGCGCAGGAGGGTTTCCGCGCCGCGTCGATCCCGAGCGACACGCTCACGACGACCAGCGGCATCTCGAAGGAAGCATCCGACAAGGTTGCGGCCGATGCGCTGCGCCCGCTGCTGGCGACGTTCGCCGACACGGCAGACGGGCACGAGTTGGTTGCATCATATGTGGACTTCGCGTCGAACATCATGCGGGCGCGCGGCAAGGTTGATCCGACAACGGCGGCTGCGCTAGCACAGACTGCGGTGCTCGACCGTTTCACGATCAAGAACAATTTGCGCATACCGAATGAATTGGACGCGAACGATGTAGCGGATGGCGGCGACAATGTTCTTGCGAACATCGACCAGCACAAACTCGTGTCCCCGCCGAGTTTCAGCGGCGCCGGCGAAGCGGTGCAGGGCGCATCCTACGCGGACGACATCAAGAACTTCGGCCACTGGTCCACGAATGCGAAGGGCGACGGCATGACGCTGTATGACCAGTATGGTGCCCCGGTGTACGAGAACGTCAAAGGCGGCAAGGCCCCGGTGCAGGTTGAAATCCCATTTGCGACGGCAGCGAAACTCGGCAGTCGAATTCGCAGTCCATTGAACAATGCGGAACGCATCTTCACGAACCCGCGCTCAGTGCCCGGTTTGACTGGTGGCCCGAACAAAGAGGATCAAGCTTTCTCTGCCGAAGAACTGGCGGCTAACCCCGATGGCCGATAGTTTTCCTTTATTACCCGTCATGAACGGTGGTCCCGCTGCGCCGGTCGAGGGCGCAACGAACTCGTCGCCGACTGCGCCCGACCATCCGTATGAGGGCGGCGTCGCGGACACATTCAAATCCGCCTACTACAGTTCACCTGTGGTGACTGCGCTCGCGCGTGGGCTTGGTGAAGCGAACGATCCGACGCCGATCTCCTACGATGCAGCGAAAAAGCAACTCGTCGCGCAGGGGCTCGACCCGGCCTTTCTGGCGCCGAACGGGAACACGCTTGGCGCCGTTCGCGCTGAGGCAGAGCGGCAATCGGAAGTGAAGCTGCACCAGCTTCGGCAGGACCGCGAAGGCAACAACTGGTCGAGCAGCCCCGGCACGCAGCTTGCCGGCAGTCTGACGGCCGCCATGGTCGATCCCTCGAATATCGTCCTCGGGCCGGTTGCCGGCAAGATCGCGGCCCTGGCGCGCGGTGGATTGGCCGCAAGGGCTGCAGTGGGTGCCGGCGAGGGGCTTGCATACAATACAGGGATGTCGGTGGGCTCCGACGTTGAGGCCGGCCGTGACCCGGATTTGTCCTCGTGGGAGTTCTTGCGCAACAGCACGATCGCGGCCGGTACTGGCGGCCTCCTGCACGCTGCCTTTGGCGCACGGCCGATCGCGCGGCCGGGAATGGACATGCGGGGGGAACCCGGCCTTAGTGTTGTCGAACAGTTGGAACGGTCAGATGCAGCGGCGAAAGTACAGGGTGTTGATACGGATCACGTTATTTCACCGACTGGTGCTGTTGGTCGCTATCAAGTCGAGCCGGCTACCGCGCGCGGTCTTGGGCTTGAGGGAACTGATGCAGAGATTACGGAGCAGTTGAAAGACCCGGCCGTCAATAAGGTAATGGCGTCGAAGCTGCTCGACCAGCTTGCACGTCGATATGGCAACGACCCCGAAGCGATTGCGGTCGCCTACAATGCGGGTCCCGCGCGCGCCGACAAGTGGCTGGCGAACGGCCGCGATGATAAGGTGTTGCCCGGTGAGACGCGCGGCTATCTTGGGCGGCTGCGCGGTGCTACAATGCCCGATCGCACTGCTGCCGGTGCTACTGCTCTCGCGCAGTTCGCTGCCGACAATCCGGTCGATCCGGGAATGGCTTTCACGAAGCGCAGCGCGCTGACGATCGGTGACGATCACAACGAGCAGGTGCGCTCACTTGAGAGTGAGGCGTTGCAGAATGCGCGACCCGATCCGCTCAAATACTCGCTGTCCGATGGCGACCAAAATAATCTCGATCGTGTCAATTCCGAAGCACAGCAAGGTGCAGCGGAGCCGAAAGAAGAAGATCATGTGAACGACTTTGCGCAACAGGCCGACATGCTGCGCGAGAATGGCGGCGAAGCGGTGAAGAACGCAGCGACGGAAGCCACGAACGTCCATGAGGAAGGCACACAAATGACGCATGACGAGTTTACGAAAGCGGTGCAATCTGCTGTAAACTGTGGTGTCGTGAAAGGATTGAGTTATGGCCCTTGATGCTTGTGGTGACGAAGTTGCGAAAGCGATCGGTAGGCCCCTGTCGAAAGACGAGGAGACTGCTGTCGCGCGTCAGGCGGCCAAGATCAAGGCGCGCATCGACGCGGCTGGCGGAACGCAGGGCGCCGCGCGTGCCGCGTTGGCTGCGCACATGGAAGATCGCGTCCGCATCAAATCGGCGAAGCAGCAACTCGCGGCGCATAGCGCACTGACCGAGCAGAAGTGGAACTCCGCGATTGACGCTTCGGGCGACTTCGCAACGAAAGCTCCCGGTCAAGTTCTGCAGAGCATGTTCATCTCGTCGCTCAAGCGGTTTCCCGGTGCAGCAGATAGCGTTGGCAAAGACCTGACCTACAGCGGTGCCATGCGGACACAGGCGTTCATGTCCGATCTCTACAAGGATGGGATGACCAAATGGGCGTTCGATCCCGCAAATCAGAAGGCGTTGTTTCACGCATTTCAGGCGTTGAGCAAAGGCGAAGATGCGTCACCGTTCGGCAAGAATGCTGCAGCCGTTGCAGCGACGATGAAGAAGCACACCGATGCGCTGTGGCAGGCGAAGCGCGACGCCGGCATCCCGGTCGGCAAGCTCGAAGATTGGGGCGGCCCACAGATACACGATCAGTACGCGGTCTCGCGCGCAGGCGGCAACACCTATGGTTCCAACGAGGCGTCGGCGGAATGGTCGGCGGATCAGATGAAGTGGGTGGACTTTGGCCGCAGCTTTGGCGGTGAATTTGCTGCCAGTGAGCCGAGCCTGCAGTTGCGCCGCATGAAAGAGTTGTGGTCGCAGTTCTCGTCGGGCAACCATTTGAAGTACAGTGGCTTCGATCCGTCGAAGAACCGCGAGATCATCTACAAGGACGCCGACGCCGCGTATCAAAACAATCTCAAGTACGGCAACGGTCGCTCGCTCGCGGAGAACATCTCGTCGCATCTCGGTTACGGTGGCCGCGATATCGCGTTGTTCAATCGAATGGGCAACAACCCCGAAGGGCTTGTCGGCCGCATGACGGATAGGTGGGAGAAGAAGATCAATGAGAACATGGATCTTGACGCAGCCACTCGCGCCAACGCGCTCAAGCAACTTGCAGCGACAAAAAAGAAAGTCCTCAACGAATGGCTCCCTTCGTTCACGGGCGCTCTTGCTTCGCCGGAACACGCGGGGGCTGTACAGTGGCTCGGGATGGCGCGCAACGCAACGAACACGCTCGCGATCCTTGGAAGCCTCGTTGTGCTACCGGGCGATCTTCCGCTGTCGATGCGGATGATGGCGCAGTATGGCGGCCCGAGCATGAAAAGCTACATGGGCCGCATGATAAAAAGCGGATCGCTCGGCGATCTGCCGGCATCGAAACAAATGCGTCTCGCCGCCAGTGGTGAAATCCTTTTGTCGGATGCGCTGCGCCCGATGACGCACGCTTACTTGGACATGCCCGGTTCCGGTATTGTCACGCGCGCCGAAACGGAGCTAACGCGCGCTGCCGGTCACACGGCTTGGATCGATCGCTTCCGCACGAACCTGCTGGTCAAGTGGGGTCATGATCACTATCTGCAGAAGGATTTGACGTTTGACAAACTCGACCCGAACACACAGGCGTTGTTCACGCGCTACGGCATCTCACCGCAAGAGTGGGATGTCGTCCGCGCGCAGGAGCCGCTCGACAAGGACGGCCGGACGCCGATCTTCACTGCCGGCAATGTGCGCAACATGGACCTGGACAAGTTCAAGTCGCTTGCGCCCAATGAAGCTTCGGACGGCACAGTGCGCCGCGTGCGCGCGGGCGTCGCCGACAAGTACCGCAACATGATCGGCGACCTTGCGGATCGCGGGACAACTTCGCCGTCTGCCGAAATGCGTGCCATCACACAGCAGGGCCGCCAAGCGGGTTCCGCTGCTGCCTTGTTCCTCGACCAGTTCAACTCGCTCAAGGGTTGGGTCTACAACGTCATGCGCAATCACTTGGGCGACATCATTGCCGGCGACAGCAATCCCGAAAATGTTGGTTGGCCGAAGATGTTCGTCAATTTCATGAAGGGTCAAGGCGGCCAAGGTCGGATGGCAATGACGAAATTCATGTCGAACGCGACGATGTTCGGTGTGCTCATAAACGCGCTAGCCGACGTGCGCGACGGCAAGACGCCCGAGCTTCCCGACACTCCCGAGAAGGCAGGCGACATTCTGTTTCGTGGTTTTCTGCGGCAAGGTGCCGGCGTCTACGGCGACTTCATTGCGGGTCAGTTGGATAAGCCGGACCAGTCCATCTTCGATACGATCGGCAACAGCATGTCGCCATTGGTCGGCGACGCAAACGATATGACGGTTGCTACCAGCAAGATGATGTCGCATCTTGGCCGCTATGCCACGGACCCGAAGTATGGCGGCGACAAGTTCTGGAAAGCATTCAACCACGACGAAGGCAACTATGCGAAGATGGGTTACAACCTGACGCCCAATCGCATGGTGTGGACGAAGTGGGCGACCGACTACTATCTGCGCGACAACATGATGGAGCATTTCAATCCGGGATATAAGGACCGGCTACAGAAGCGCCTCGACCCGCGCGGCCAAACCATGATGTTGGGTCCACAGAAATGAGCAACCCGATCGACAAAGGCGTCACGATCGTTCCTGTTTTGAATTGGACGGGCCCGCGTTCGATCGCGGCAGGTGTTACGATCACGGTCAATGGACCGTCGCCGGCCGATCCTACATTGGCGAACGTAAACTTCACGATCACGGGTTGAGCCATGACCACACGCGTCAAAGTCCTGCTCGCAGGCACAACCAGCTATACGCCTCCCGCAAACTTCGGCACGACAAATACGATCGAAGCGTTAGGTGCAGGTGGCAATGGCGGCACTGGCATTGCTGCCACGTCGAGTGGTGGTTCCGGTGCGTCCGGTTCCTATGCCAGCATCAGTAATACGTCATTGACAGCGATGACGGCTGTCGCGGTCCAGATCGACAGTAGCGGCGGCGCAGCTTCGACGTTCCTTGAGAATAATAGTTCAACGGTCATAGTCAAAGCCTTCTCTGGCGGCAATGCGTCTGGCGCAACTGGCGGTGCCGCCCCCGCCGCTGGAACGGGCACAACCAAAAACCCAGGGCGCGGCGGCGGTTCGGGGGCGGCAACATCATCACGCGGCGGCCGCGGCGGCACGGGTGCCCCTGGTCCGCTTGGCTTAGGAGGAACATCATCAGGCGCGCAGGCTTTCTCTGGTGGCGGCGGCGGTTCGGGGGCGAACGGCGGTGGTGCGGGCTCCGGAGGAACGGCTACAGCGGGCGGCGCAGGTGGTATCGGTGGCAATGGCAGTTCCGTTGCGGGTGCTGGCGCAACAACAACGACCGCAGCAACGTCAGGCACTCTCGGTGCTGGCGGCGGCGGCGGCTGCGCAACCTTAGCTGATGATAGCGGCGCAGCGGGCAGCAACGACACAACGTGGACAGACAGTGCTACAGGGATCGTATATGGACCCGGTGGCGGTAGCGGTGGTGGAGGAAGTTCAACAGCAGCCGGTAGTGGTGGTAACGGCGGCTATGGCGCTGGCGCTGGCGGTGGAGCAAACACGGCTGCTGCAGGTGGAGTTGGCGGTACTGGTGGTGCGGGCCTTCTCGTCATCACAGATACGCCACTTGGACCTTGGGTTGTTCAGAACGGTTTCAACTCGGCGACCCCGAGCACAACCAACCAAGTCACACTGACGAAGGCGCCGTTAGCTGGCAACCTGCTGGTGATCTTCTATGTGACGTTCGGCACGGGAATGTCGAACAGCCACATTAACACGAGCAAATACACGATCCAACAGGGCCATTCTTCTGCATCCAGCGACAGCATGTATATTCTGACGCGCGTATGCGATGGCACTGAGACCGCAACGCCGCCGAACTTTCAAGATGGAACGGTAAGCTGCTACTTCGGCGCAGCAATGTACGAAGTGAATTTGAATGGTGGTAGTGTTGATCAATCGAACATATGGACCAGCACAGGCGGTACGCTCACCACCGTCAGCGCGAACGAACTGTGTCTCGGCGCCGGCATTGGTGACGGCGGCACCGTTGGCGCATGGTCGTCGCCCTGGCTGTCCGACATCTCACAGCCGGCTGGTGCAGCGGGCTACACGATCTCAGCCGTCGAGCAGGGCAATCTTTCTGCAAGTTCGTCTGTTTCTTTTACGCCTACCGGCTTGCCGGGATCGGGTGCATCCAACATCGGCGGCATCCTCATAAAGAATGCAGCCTCGACCGAGACCGGCACAGGCGTAATGACTTTTGGTGGCATCAAGATCAATGCTTCGGGCAGTCCTGTACTTCCTTCCGGCACTGCCACGCTGACATTCGGCGGCATCAAGATCAATGCTTCGGGCAGTCCTGTACTTCCTTCCGGCACTGCCACGCTGACATTCGGTGGTATAAAGTTTGCGAGCAGTGCAACTGCCATCGTCACCGGAACAGGTGTCTTGGCCTTCGCTGGTGCGAGACTTGCGGGTGTTGGCAGTGACGCAACGGGACAAGTGCGGCTTACATTCGGTGGCATCACGTTCAATGCAGCCGGCAGACCATTCCGGGGTGCGACCAATGTTCGTGGGCCGAAGAACTATCGTATTGTGCGCGGCATCCGCGATACAATTACCGGAGCTCATCTTCTTGGCCGCATACCCGGTGCGGCTGGTGCTGCTCAACAAATTCCTCTCTCTGAAATTCTTTCTCAAGTTTCAGGAAAAGCGGGAGCACCCGGCACAAACGGGACCAATGGAACTAACGGAGCGACTATTCCCACACCCCCACAAGGACGTTTGACGCTTGTTGCCGCAACACCATATCTTACGGCCAATACCACAGGCATCACGACAGTTTATTATACGCCGGCGGTCGGCTCTTATGCGCCACTGTGGAATGGGTCTGCGTTCTTAATGACACAGTTCACAGAATTAAGCCAATCACTCTCTGATACTACAAAGTCTCCTGCTGCGGCTGTTGCGTCCTCACTCTACGACTTGTTTGTGTGGTCCGACAGCGGCACACTCCGATGCACTCGTGGTCCTGCTTGGACCAATTCAACAACACGTTCCAGTGGCCTCACTCTGACGCAAGGGGTTTGGGTCAACACGAGTGGCATAACCAACGGACCCACTGCGGGATACGGTACGTATGTCGGGACTATAGCTACTGACGCCAACACGCAATGCAATATGAATTTCAATCCTGCCGGCGCAGTTGGAGGCGCAGGCAACAGACTTGATGTGTGGAACGCCTATAATCGCTCCCGGGTCGCCGCCTGTAACATCGACAGCACTACCTATTGGCAGTACAACACTGAAACATGGCGTTGCAAAGACAACAATGTTGCTAATGGAATTTGTTTCGTCTGTGGGCTTCCTGCCGACACAGTGCGCGCTGTTAACTATGTCAACGGCGATAACACAAACAGCGGCGCGGGTGCAGCGGTCGGAGTGGGCCTCGACAGCACATCCACCAATCACACTGACACCGGATTTGAGTGGTCCTGGAACGGCAGTTCAAAGTTCCAAGGAGGCAGCGCGGAACTTGAAGTGTTCCCCGGCATCGGGGTTCACATCCTCTACCCACTTGAAATCTCCATTGCGGGCAGCGCACAATACTGGTTTGGGTCCGGCACGGCATCCGGCTCCCACATATGGGGAAACTCGGTTTTCAAGGTGAGTTGGTGGTGTTGACGGCGGCACGCAATTAAATTATAACCATTCGGAAACAGGAGCTTAAAATGGCAACCCTTCCCGTCATGTCGATCCTTGGGGCCAAGACAGCCCTCAATGCAGTCACGGCGCTGGTGGGCTCAAGCCCCGGCATCATTTCGATTTATTCGGGCGCACAACCGGCGACGACACTGACGGCAGACAGCGGCACGAAGCTCTCGACGCTGACCTGTTCGTCCACCGCATTCGCTGCGTCCACGAACCTGACCGGCAATGGCCTCGCGACGGCAACCGCGAACACTATCACGTCGGATACAAACGCAGCCGCATCCGGCACTGCAGGCTACTTCCGCCTCAAGACCGCAACGGGCGGCACCACGATCTTCCAGGGCAACGTCGGCACATCCGGCGCCGATCTCAACATGAATACCACGACGATCAGCGCAGGCGACACCGTTGCAATCACGTCGTTCCTTGTCACGCTCGCGTGCGGCGACGGCTCAAGCTAAGAGGAGACTTTCATGGACCCGAAGAAAATTGTCGTTGGCATTGTCATCCGTGCAGACGGGACGGTTCCGTTCGATGACGACGTGCCGGAAGCAAACAAGGCTGCGACGTTGAAACATCTGATCGACGAGGGCCATTCGGTCGCGCCCGTCGAAGGCACAAATCACTACAAAATCGCTGTCTGGCCCAAGGTGTGACGTGGCCATGCTGAACGCTTCGCATGTCGCATCGCACGGCCTTGCCGCAACTTCGCTGATCGGCGTCATTAGTGCAACCATGCACTATCTGCCGGCCCTTTCACTGGTCCTCTCGACCATTGCCGCGACACTTTCGATCGTCATTACGGTAGCTGGTTTTGTCGCGAAGTGGTCGCAGGGCCGCGCCAAGATCAGGGCGGCTGAGATCGTAGCCGATGCCAAAGTTGCTGCGCAGGCATTGCAGAGCGCAACAGAAGCAGCATCGACTGTCGAGCAGCAGGCGCAAATTGTGCAGGCCGCAGTTGACACACTCGCCAAGAGGCCCTAACTTCTTCCCTACAATGTGTTGCAACACAACCCGTCCATTGGAGGACAACTATGCGTAAATTCCTTCTCACTCTCGCCCTTGCGGGCTTTGCTTCGATCGGCACCGCGAACGCACAGAGCACTTCATCCGATCCGTTGGCCGCGATCCAGTCGTTCACGCTCGCCGACGTGCAGGCCGCGCAGGCCATCTACGCTGCCAACCCGACCGTGCCCACCTACGGCGCTGCGACACAGTGCCTCAACTATCTGAACACCACGCTGTCGGCGACGGGTTCGCCGTCAGTCGGCGTCATGCTCGCGGCCCCAAAAGGCATCGTCTCGGCTGTCGCCGATCTCGATGTCGCGCTGAACGCCGCGAACAACGGGCTTCCGTCCCAGGTCGTGTCGTTCAACCAGAACTGTGCGCCCTATGTCGAGGACCTGAAGGCGGAAGCTGCGAAGCTCGCCGCGTCCAACTTCACGATCTTCGGGCTGAAGCTGTAATTCAAGTCTGGCCGAACCGGACTTGTAGAGGAGGGGCCGCTGGTGCAGACTGGCGGCTCCTTTCGTTCGGAGGCTCCCGTGAACGACCTGGACCTTTGCACCCTCGTCCACGCGCTCTACAGCGAGCAGGTGGATGGCTTTTGGGACACCCTCCTGCCCCATGACGGCGGCTATGTCGCCCGCAAGCGGATCGCAGACAAAATCGACGTTGTGATCTGGCGCGGATCGGAAACCGACCTGGACTGGATCGACGACATGGACGCCTCGACCACGATCGACCCCCGGATCGGGGAAGTCCATGCCGGCTTCCTGCAGGGCGTAGAAAGCGTGCGCAAGGCCCTAGACGCCACCATAGCGCGGCCGGTCCTCGTGGCCGGGCACAGCCTTGGCGCCGCCCACGCGGCGATCTATGCGGGGCTCTCCCTGATGTCGGGCAGGGACCTTTATAGCGCCACACTGTTCGGTTGCCCGAACCCTGGCTATCAGAAGTTGGCCGATGTCTTGGCCGATCTGTCCATCCATTCCTATCGGAACGGCCGCGATCCCGTGACCTATGTCCCGGTCGCGATCTTCGGGTTGAACTATGTTCCCGTGCAGCCATTCATCCAGGTCGATGTCGAACCAGATGCCGGCGACAGTTGGGGGCTGTTTTCGCATCACCACATTGCGCTCTATCACACGGCGATGCAGGCCATGTTCAAACCCGCGCTTCCGCAGTGGGAGCCGCCGCTCAATTTGAAGAAGTGATCTCTCCGACCACGAGCATATAGATTTCGCCAGTGCCCGTGTGGGCGCAGCAGTACTCGAACGGTGGTATGGCGCCGGCCTTTGTGAGGTCGGCCACCGGCTCCCTGCAGATCATCAGCAGATAGTCCTCGGGGCCATACCGCCACATGCGCATCTCGACATGGTTGAATGCCACTTCGCGGGTGAAGCGGCCGTCACATTGGTCATTCCTGCGGCAGTAGTAGGTCACTGGCTTCTCACTTTCCATGTTGCTGTCACCTGCAGACCCGGCGTCGCTTGCCAGTCTTGGTCGTGCGCCCACGGGGTCACTGACAGGTTTGGCCGGTCGGCGCTTGCGCACCCCGACAGGAATAGGACTGCGGCGACGAGAAGCCATCTCATTTCACTACCATTATCATTCCAAAGTTTGCCATAGCATAGGCAGCAAATGTGACGCCGATCCACTCTCGACGCAATAGCAAATCTATCGCCACAAAGGCATAGATACCAGTCACGATCCAGAGCAGAAAGTTGTTCACTGCCCCTGATCCAATTCAAGGATCGCCAGCGCATTCCACGCAGCGTGCGCCAGATGCGGGAGACCACTCTCGGGATCAATCTTCTCACCCTCGGCATCACAGGCTAAGTGACGAAGAAGTGCATCGAAGTAGCGCTCGCGGGCTTCCGGCACTTTGCGCCATCCACCCCATTTCCCGTATTTCTGGAAGCCGAAAAAGCTGACCGCCGCGACAGAGCGCAGCGCGCGGCTGAAATACTTGTAGACACCACGGAAGATCGGTAACTTGCCGGCATCTTTCTTTTGCGCGTGTATGGGATCGCCTGCAGGCGCCCGGTCAATCGAACAGCTTTGGCTGCGCTGATGATCCGGCTTCGCGTGTACGCCCCCAATCGCTTCATCCTCATAGTGTCTGTTCATGTCAGTCCTCCTGATAGTTTCCAATATCGGACCATGAAAGCATCCCATGAGTGTCGGACACTACAAGGCATGATCTTCTCGGGCCAGCAGTACTGCTCCCAATCGCCCCAATCAACTTCGCCCGTGTGTGGTTGCAGATCACGGTGCTCGGTTGCGACGGCACGACGATCCTGTTCCTTGACGGCCGGTGTCATCGTCGGGGGCAGGTTGAACCGATTGCGCACTGCACGCTCGACGTCTCGTTCGATGGCCTTCCAGCCCGGCAGCATCAGCTTGATCGGCTTTATCAGGTCGCCCGTGTACGCCTCGGCCGCATCGTGCAGCAGCCCTTCGAGCTTCAACTCGTCGGGCAGATGATCGGACACGAGGCAGCAATGCTGTGCAACCGTGTAGATTTCCACATCACTCCGCATAGCACCATTAAAGCGACACTGGCGCGAGAGCATGGGCGCGATATCCTCGATAAAAACATCCTCGGGACGCGGATCGGCCGGCCAGAAGGCGCGACCAGTGGCCGTAGTCATGTTGTAGCCGCGATCGGTTTTTGCGCCCACGAGCTTGCCAGTGTCGAAGTCAGACAGCTTCATCCGCAGTTCTCCCGATGTCTCGCGGCCAAGACCGCCAGCTTCCACGCATGTGCATAGGTGTGCGGTAGTGCAGCGGCGAGGATGTCAGATAGCGCGCCATCTTGCGCACGGCGCGGAACGTCGGTGTCCGAGCGCGATCACCTGTCATCAGGTATTGCTGCGCGGTCAGGTACATCGACGCCAGCGGGTCAGGAGTGCGGCGAGCGATCCGCTTTGGCTTGTGGAGCTCCGCGCGTTCGACCTTGACCTGCTGGCGTTCCTGGCAGCGGCGCTGCTGCCGCGAAACTGGTGTGATGAGTTCGTCGTAAAGTTCCTGATCGGTCATGTCATCCTACCTTGTAAGATTTGTTGTCCCGGATTTTCGGACCAATGGTGAACAATGTCATGGCATACGGGCATCCGTCAAGACGCAGACTGTGTGTTTCATCAGCGTTCCGGTGGATGATAGTGCCTTGAATTATGTCTCGTTCGCCGTGCTTGACGCCTTCGGAACCATAAGTCTCGATCATTCGGCCGCCGAGCCCGAACGTCACGTTGTCCCAATCGTGATCGTGCAGTTCGCCCGTGGGATCGTCGCCCATCATGATATGCAGGAACACGGCCGGCAGGCGCGGAGCGTAGACACGTGGCGCCACATACCAGCGAAACTGATATGGATCGTTGCCCGGCAGGAAGTGGTAGTCAGGCTCCTGTAGTTCACCGATGTAGAGCTTCGCGATGTCCTGATGCGAGGCGGCGATCTTGTTCCATTCAAATGGCATTGGTGTCCACCCGATCAGGGTGTCCCTCTTTGAGTTGCATCTGCACCGATTGGAAACCAATGTGCTTCACGCGCTGGCTCAAGTTGATATCGCACCATATCTCGAAACCATTGGCGATGGCCTTCTTGCAGAACGAGAAATCTTCGCTCGCGATGACACCCTGCCCCCAGGTCAGCTTCGCCGGCACGATCTCCTCGAAATAGTAGGGCCACCCAATCTTGCGATAGACATCGGCCTTCACGAGCACACAGCCGCCCGGCAGATAGGTTGCCGGCTTAAGGCGGCCATCAGCCCGCTCGATCTTGCCAAGCATCTCGAACGGCGGCAGCTTCTTCAAATAGGTTGCGCCAACAATGTCCTTGTGGTGCCCGAGTAATTCATAGAGCGCGCTCGGCGGCGTCGTAATGTCGCTGTCCCACCACAGCAGATACTCTGCCTCGGCGTCGAGGGCACGCTTGACAAGTTCGTTTCGCTGAAAGCTGATCTGCGATCCCATGAACCACAGAACATCTATCGGTGCCTCGGTCTCGCGCACGAGCGACACCAGCGATAGACCCATCTCCGCTTCCCAGGTGCGGCCGGATGGAATGCAGATCGCAATCTTCGGCAGCATGGTTCACCCCTTGTTGAACACTTCGACCCAAGCGGTCGTAATCTGATGCGAGCGGAAGGGCGTCGGGTCCTGCACATAGACTTCCATCTGTGTGTTGATGCCCCACTTGTGATGCACGAACCACAACGCTTGCGATGCCGGCGTCGCGGGTGCCCGCAGCGCGAGACGGGCGAACTCGTCATAGCCCTTGAGGCAGTTGTTCACGATAATGCCGCGCGTCGAGATATATTGATGCCAGTGGCCCATGATGATCGTATCGAACTCACGACCGATCTGCGCCTCGCTGCGGCCGACCTTGAAGGCGCCCCGCATGATTGGCCCAATGGCGCCGATGATCCCATCACCGCCTTTGACACCAAGTGTGTCGCCATGCGTCAGCAGGAAGCGATGTCCACCGACCGCGAAGTACGCATCGGTCTCGCCGGGGATGAAGAACTTGATGCGCTTGTCGCCGCGCAGCCGATCTTCGAGATCGGTATAAATGCCCCATTCGTAGCTCGTATAGACGCGGCCCTTCATGCGCGGCTTGAGCGTCATGCGCCCGTGGTTGCCGACAACACACGGCACATACACGCGGCCAAACTCGTCGGCGAACCGGAGCAGTGCCTTGTGCAGATAGGACTTGAGATGGCGCACCGTTTCTTGGATGTAGCGGTCGTTCGTGTCCGCAAGCTCCTGATGGATTTCTCCGGTCAGCATGTCGCCGCCCAGGCAGATCACAACACCGGGAACACCCTTCGGCATGTGGTGGCGGATCAGGCCGATCGAACGCTCAACCAGCTTCTCAATACGTTCGCCACAGATGTCCGTGTTGAACTCGTTGAGGCCGCCGACTTCACCGGCCTTCACAACTTCGCCGTCGTGCCAGTCGGACCAGATCATCATCGGGGTGCCGGGACCGGCGTTTTTCGGTTTCTGTGCCGTCCACTTCGGCGGCTCCGACGGGACTTCGCGCAACCGGAAGATTGTTTTCCGGATCTCCTCGGCGCTCTCGTTGTGCCGATGGATAGCCGACAACTCACGGCGCAGCCGGCCGGCTTCTTCGTGTGACGCTGCCAATGGATCGCGGACCGGACTGTCGGCCGTTAAACCCTTCACCTTCGCGCGAGCGACGCGAATTTGAATTTGTCGGCCGCTGATGCCGAGTGCGGCGGCCGCTTTTTCAAGCGTTCTATGATCTCGGACCGCGCGCAAGGCCGCAACAATTTCGTAGTCGGAAGTGTTTTGGAGGCTCATGATTGCACCACAAAGTTGAGGAAGTCATCAAGGAAAAGAATTGCTACCCAACGTCTATCGTTACGACGATGTGCGACAAGAGGGATTTTGTTGCCGGCGTCGCGTTGGGCTTGGGCCAGCCAGTTGTAAAGACTGCCAGCCTCGACACGCTTCCCCTCAACATGGAATGGAAAACTCGGCACTGTACAGATAACATCGGGGCTGTCAACTCCTCCTGCGTGTTGCTGACCACGAATGGCGACGAGACCGTGGTCTGTGAGGAAGTGTGCGAGCTCTCGTTCACCGGAGGCACCTTTCCGCCGACTGTTGATCTTTTTCGCTGGCTTGGCAGCGTGCGCTTTCTTCTTTTCTTTCACACTGCGCTTACTCATTTGCGATACCGGTCCCCGACCCAACATTCTGAGTTCACCGGAATGCGTAATTGCTTCGCCCACTCTGGCACATCAGTCATATAGGCGTCAAGAAGTTTTGCATCAGCCAAACTCTCGGGGACTTCGCACAATATCTCATCATGAACGGTCAGCACGATCGGATGTCCCTCACGTTCGGCGTTGAACATGCCATTAACAAGTAGCTGTCGGGCAGTGGCTTGCACGACATTCTCCGTCAGCAATCCTCCGTATGCAGAAACTCGTTTCCATTGGCCCATCTTCCACGCACTGTACTCGAACCCCCGGCGGATGTCGGGCTCCTCGGGGGTGGACCAGGGCATATGTTTGCGCACGGGCTTCGGATCATAGTAGTAGAGTTTCTTGCCATCGTGCAGGCGCGCTGTGAGCCAGCGGTCCTCAAGCTGATAGACGATGCCATACGCCTCAATGGGAGTGCGATCCCACACGGCGCGCACCGCTGCATCTTCGAGAGCGCGCCAGAGCTTCGGCACTTCCGGTGCGAAGTCCTCGCGGTACGCTTTGATGACTTTCTCACAGAACTCGTCGGTGTGCGTTTGTGCGTAGCGTTTCTTGAACTTGCGCCAGCCCATCTGGAAGCCGCAACCGAGCACGGCCCTCTTGCCGATGTCGCGCTTCTCGGGGTCGCGCTTCTTATCAACCGGGACACCATAGATGTCCTGTGCCATTGCGATGTAAATATCTTTGCCGCTGACGATCAGGTCGAGCTTGTCGTACTGGCCGGCAATGGCAAGCACGATGCGCGCTTCGATCGTCGCGAAGTCGCCGACTTCAAACAGTTTACCATCGGCGGCGATTAGGCAATGGCGAAGGCCGGAAGCCACTGCCTCGATCGGCTCACCGAACAACATGCGCACATACTCTGCATCGCGCGTCAGGATTGCATCGACAAGCTGAGCGGGGTCGTATGGTTTATCGTCTACTTTGAGCGTCGGACAAGGGAAATTTTGAGGTTGTAGCAGCCGCCCTGCCCATCGACCAGGGCCAGCGCCGTGATACTGTAGGAGGCCGAGAGCCCGACCGTTAGAGCAGACACACGCCTGCATAGACGCGAGCTTTTTGATAGACGCGGACCCCAGGACTTTGCGGATTTCGAGGGGCCGAAGAAATGAATATGGCAGGACGATTTGCCGTTCCTCATCTTGATAATCTTCTTCGTCACCTGCGATGCTGTCGTCGCTTTCTTCGTCATTTTCAACTCCCAATAGTTTCGCGACATGCTCTTTGTCGAGCGACGTGTCCAGGTTGCCGTCTTTGTCGCGGGGGAAGGGGCAACCCTGTTCCTGCAGCCAATCCTTGAACTTCGGAGACCCGATTTTCTTGATCCCGGTCAGGGCTATGAACTCGGCTATCAATGGCTTCGTCGCAGCATCGCAAATTGCTTGCGAGGCGTCAATATACGAGAGATCGAGACGGACACCGCGCTGATTGATACGCTGATCCAATAGCCAGACGTTGCGCTCTGTGGCGCCAAGACCCTTCACGGCACGATGTAGCTCAAGCTCGGCGTCTAGATCGGACAGGTTATAGTCGTACACACGCCGCAGCTTCTCGAGCGTGTTCGTATAGTAGCCCTTCTTGTTCACGCGGCCAAGCGCGAGCGTGGCCTTCGTGCCTTCGGTGTCCTTTTGATGGACGAGGCCGAGCGCGTGCGCTGCGCGTTCCAGCTTGAGCGGGAGGCCCTTCAAAGCGCACGACGCCATTATGTCATGCCACCGTTCGTCGGGAATGTCGGGCCAACCGTAGACGCCCATCATGATGTTGCGCCAATGGGCCTTCTCGAAAGCAACATTGTGCGCGATGAACATGCACTCGGGATCGAGGACACCCGCCATTAGAAATGAGCGGGCCTCGGGATCATTCAGATCGGCCGGCGTCAGCACGGTGTTCACATTGCCGAACGTGTAGCCAAGGCACAGGATGTCTGTCGTGGGGTCCTCGGCGTAACGCCAAGCACCCGCTTTCTTGAGATCGCAGGCTGACTTTGTTTCAAAATCTATGAGGCAGAAGCGCATTGCGACTTCCTAAAAGCGTGCTTATCCGGTTCTCACCCATAGCCACTACCGTTGGGGACAAACAATTTTTCTAGGCGCGCCTCTTTCCCGTTTGCAGTTGTTCGGATATCGGTCTTAACGGGGATTGTTAACACCGCCCGAAAGGTTTCCGGGGCGGCATACTCTGAAACAAAAACAGCGTTTCCGGCTGCGTGTTTGGCAAGACACCAAGCCCAAAACTCGGGCCATGAAAACGGCGCGACGGCCCCATACTGAGTTGTCCCAGCATAAGGCGGGTCGCAATAAATCACAGCATGGCGAGGCGTTGGGCAGTCCCGATAGTCGCCCGCTTTCCACCATACGCCCTCTAAGCCGCGCATCTTTTTTCTTAAAGACGACGCGGCGTTTGCAGCGTAATTTCTTCCAACGCTGCCCCTTGCATAACCGCCGAACCACTTTCCAGCAAAGGACACTCCGAACCCAACAAAGGCCGTGAGCGGGTCTTCAGGGTCTGCAGCGGCCTTTATATCAGCGTATGCCGCCTCTGAAACACACTCTGGCGGTCTCCACCCCGACGCAAGCGCAGCCCACATAGTTATTAAGGCCACGTTACTATCTGAAGCTATTCGGACTGGTGCAGGGACAACTGACATTACGGCGGCACCCCCAACGAAGGGTTCAACGTAGGTCCCACGCTGCGCGGCAAGCGGGATAAGAATTTCAGCTAAGCGAGCGGATATCCGCTGCTTGCCACCAAAGTATTGCATCAACATCTAGCTCCTATGGGTGTCAAGCGGATAAGCATGCCTAAAAGAATGGGGGTTTAACTCAAAAAGCTATCTCGTCGTCATTTGCGCCCTCGGTCGCGCTCTCCCCGCTGACGGTGCCAGCATACGCCTTGAACACTTCTGCACCGCTCGATCCGCCGATGCGGGGGCCGTCCTTGACCCACAACACCGCGTCGAGATAGGCAGTGACGCCATCGGGATTGCCGACGCCGTTTTCGGCTTGGCCGTCGTAGGGCACGAAATTGACCTGCGGCACGACGAAACATCCGTTATAGAACTTCGTCTTGCCTTCGAGTGCGCGTTGGGCGCCTTCGAGATCACGCACCGTCTTGCCTTCGAGGATCGCGAGACGCGGCTCATACTTCGAGCGCGCATCGAGCACGACCGTTCCTGCGAAGAACGCTCCGTCCTTGCCGGCCGCCTTCGACTTCTCGGCGCGCTTGTCTCCGGTCGTGAACGGGAACTTGAGTTCCTTGAGATCACGTCCGGGCCACCGGGCCTTCGCGACTTCCGCCGCCTTGGCTTTTGCGGCCTTGAGATCGGCGCCGTCGATCGCCAGCAGGAACGTCCCGCTGTACTTCGGTTCGCCCTTGGCTTTGCCCTTGCGCCCAACAGGCACCGGGACGATCAGGTTTCCGAAAGGCATCCTCACCGGGACGGTGAAAACATAGCGCCCTTCTGTTTTGACATTATCAGACATTTGAGTTCTCCATTGGTTCATCGGCCGGGATCAGATGGGCAAAAATGTCGGCCGTTTGCTCCACTTTTACCGCCCCCCTTCTGTCACTTTCTCTCGCGACAGTCAACCCTGTGTTGGGTGTATAGGCGTACTCTTTGACGAGTTTCTTTGCATCGGCGCCGAGCGTCTCGATCTCTGCCGGCGACTTTAGCGCGGGCGTCGTGAACGCATCCTTGCCGATCTTCGCCGTAAGTTCCGCAAGAGCCTCCTCGCGCCAAACACGCTTGGCCTGTTTCTGCACCAGTTTCGTGCCGGGCACCGTATGACCAATGGAATTGCGCCGGAACACTTCGTCCTCCAACGCCTTCATGTAGAATTTCACGGCGTCGCGCTCTTGATATTCGAGGCCAATCCGCTTGGCTGAAAAATTGGGAATGGCTTTCGGATCGGCCTTCGCGGCGGCGCCAAAGATGCCCGACAGCAGCGGGCAGAACAACTTCGCGGGACAGAAGCGGCACCACTTGCCGGCCTCGAAATCGTTGTCAATCTCGGCCGCGTTCATAGCTGGCAGCAATTCGTTCTCGGCCCACTCGACCAGTTCGCCGACCGTGGTTTCCCAGGTGCAGTTGTCGAGGCTCCATTCGGAGTGCCGAGGCTGAATGATTGTCAGGCGCACAACACGATCGCTGCGCACCTGGACGCCACGCGCCGTCCGCTCATAGATGCGGCCGTAGGCGTAGTACTTCATCTGTGGGTTCTCGACCGGGCTGACATAGATGCCCTCACCGTGCTTGTAGTCTACAATGTCGAGGAACTCCTCGCTGTAGCAGTCCACGTCGGCGGTGCCATAGAAGTCGGGATGCGGACGCAGTGCAGGGTCCTCACCAATGCGCGCCTCTATGTTCAGCGTGGCACCGGGAAACTTCGCCAGTGGCCGCACGAAGTTGAGATAGGTCTGCACCGCATCGGCCATGACCTTATCGACTTCGCAGCCGTGAAAATCCATGCCGAGAATGAACTCGGCGTCGAGGTCGTTGCGCAGGCAATACTCGCAAGCCTCATGTGCTGCGACCCCGAGCGCGCGATATTCGGGCTCGTCCGTCTGCGGCAAATCCAGTTGCTTGAGCAGGATGGCGCTGCCCGGGCAGTTCATCCAGCGCTCGGCGCTCGATGCGCCCTTTGGGCTGTGTGCTAATTCAGTCATAGTTCCCCTCCATAACCATAGCGTACATGTTGCATCCTG